TTGCGAGGTTTCAATCCTAACGAATATCATGTGCAGTGCTGGACAATAGAGCACAACGGTGATGGTGAGCGGGCGAGCTTTATTGCACAGTGGCTGAGCGATAATGGTTATCTGTTTCGATTTGTGAACTGGGATATTTTTGCTGTAAAGGATTGGGCTAATCCATGAGCGAACAAAACGAGTCAACTGAGATGCGAGTGTGTGCGTTTATGACACTACCTCGCTACGAAAATGTGCTGTGCAGGAACACTATCCAGTCAGCACTGCTGCGACTTGGAATACCGCTGCACACCGCACAGGGCGTGTTTTATGGTCAGTGCATGCAGAGGCTTTTTGATGCTGCCATTGATGTTGGTATCGAGGTCGCACTAACTATCGACTTTGATTCAATGTTTATGCCGGAAGATATCATGGCGCTGCTAAGAACGCTGGCAATGAGGCCTGACATCGATGCAGTGGCTTCTATGCAAGCTCGTCGTGGCGGACATTTTCCACTGATGACAATTAAAGGGCAAACGGAACTCGACTGGGACGGTAAACCAGTGCAGGTATCGACAGCTCATTTTGGATTGACTGCGATTAGGCTGAGCAAAGTGGCTAAGATGCCAAAGCCTTGGTTCTGGTCAACACCAGGAACCGGCGGCGAGTGGGAAGACGAAAGCGGCAAAATCGATGACGACATTTACTTCTGGCACAGATGGAAAGAATGTGGGAACACGCTCTACGTCGATCCAGCAGTAAGAATTGGTCACATGGAAGAAATGGTTGCTGTGTTTGACGACAACTACCAAGTCGTCCACAAGTACCCGAAAGATTGGCGAGCAAGCAGAGAGCCTGAAGAAACTTCAAAGGGTGATGAAACGCCATGAGCGACAAAATGAAGCCACTTCAAAATGCACTTGAAAATTTGGTGCTAAATACTGCCAAGGCGGCATATCCTCTTGAGGTGGCTGAGCTCAAGAAGCAACTTGAGATCGCTGACGACGACACGACTCACGACGAGCAACTTGAAAAGACCATTAAAGCCGTCACCGAGCAGTTTGAGCACGATACGGGTCTAAAACTTACCAACGAGACTTGGACTTACACGCTCGATAGGTTCGGTGGCGACTACATTATCATTCCTATTAGGCCAATACAGTCGATTACCTGGATTAAGTACTACGACAGCGCGAATGCTCAGCAAACGCTTCCTACGAGCATATACGCGCTCGACGGGGCAACTGGAACCGTACCTGCTGGCAACAGTCGCATATTGCTTAAGTACAATCAAGATTGGCCGACGACGACCGATAGGTATGATGCTGTCGAGATTAAGTTTGTTACTGGCTACGGCGCTGCTGCAACTGCAGTCCCGCAATCGCTAAAGCAAGCACTTTTACTTTTGGCAGTGTTTTACTTTGAGCATCGAGGTGAGCCTATTAGCGAGGCGCTTGCTGGTTATCCTGCTTACGAGCATTTAGTTCGCCGCTTTATTAGGCAAAGCTATCCATGACAAATTACCAAGGTAAGCGGTTTGCCATTGGCTCAATGCGCGACCGGATCGTTATTGAGGAGCCAGACATTACGCTCGATAGCGAAACAGGTCAGCCCATTGCGTCTTGGCAAATCTTTTTGCAAAGCGTTCCTGCTGCTTATCACAGCGTCCGAGGCGGCGAAAACTTTCGTGGTGGTCAAGTCGAGGCCGGGATATCAGCAGTGTTTACCATGCGTTACCAGCAGGATATTTCGCCACAGATGCGAGTTCGTTTTGATGGTGTGATTTACAACATTGCTTTTGTCAGCCCAGTCGTTGGCAGTAAGCGTTACCTAGATCTCTATTGCCGAACGGTGAATAACGATGGGATCTAGAAAGCCATTTACACGCATCAATCAGCCCGATTACAAAAAGGGAACGCAGAAGCGTTTTGAGGCTGCGATTGATATAAGCGATCTAGCAAAACTAGTTGAGCAACTCGATGATTTGCCAGTTAGGGTTAGTCGCGATGTGTCTGATGTTCACATTGATCATGCTGCAAGACTAGTTGCCAACGTATTTCGGTCTAAGATGCCGCAATCAGAACCAGAAGATCGTGCTAAATGGTCTAGGCTACATGCACAAACTCGTAAGTTTGCTAGTTTTCCAAGGACGCGATCAACCATTAACTATGTGATTCGCAAATATGGCAAGTTTGCTGTCACGGCATTTATTGGGCCGGAATATCCACATGGAGCAAAGTCCTACTTTGACTATTACGGGACAACATCACGCAAAATGTCATTTTGGGCTGTGGACAAGAACGATCCTAAACGTTATCGGGCTAGGCTAAAAGCTAAACGCCGGCTATCGCAGGAAGTGCAAGATGCTACGGATGCTATGGTCAAAAAGATCATGGCAGAGGGCATCGATCGCTCGGTCAAAATGCATATGGAGGGTAACGTAAGTGGCTGACGTTGCATCCGCAGTACGAAGCTTTTTGCTAAACAACACCGGAACAGCGATTACCTCGCTAACATTGACACGAATTTATCCTGATGATTTGCCGCAGGGAGCACAGCTTCCGGCTATTGTTTACAACAAAATATCTACCAACCATGAGCATGTAACTGCTGGTGGCTGGGGCTTAGCGGGATTTGCTACCTGTCGTCTTGAAATGGAATGCTTTAGTAGCACTCGGGCTCAGGCGAACAGTTTGGCAGATTTGCTTAAAAACAATATAATTGGTTCACTTCGAGGTGTTTACGGAGGCATCAATTTTTTTGACGCAACCGTAGGAGCTGGGCAGCGCACTTTTGTGGAACAACCAACGGATGCTAGCGACGAAAAGCGTTATGTTTCGGTGGTCGAGTTTTTGATTTCTTTTTACGATGCCTAGTTTGATCAAGGAGATTGAGTATGCCAGTTACTGAAACTCATGCAGATACAGGTGCAGGCGCAACGGTGAGCTTTTCCAGCACCACCTTTGCTGCCAAAATCCGCAGCATGAAATTGCCAACTTGGATGGTTGACGACTTGGAAAAGTCAACCTTGGACAATACGACCTACAAGTCGTATGTTCCAAGCGACTTGGTTGAGCCAGGGGAAGTTAGCATCACCTGCTTATTCCCAACTAGCTTGACATTGCCAACAGTCGCAGCAACGGTTACCGAAACCTGCACTATTACCTTCCCGCTGCGCAAAGTTGCTTCTACGACAACGACCAGCAACGAAACGACTGCAGCCAACCTTGCAGGTACTGGCTACTTCAAGTCGTTCGATTTTCCAACGCTTCAGCTTGGCACTTTGCAAGAAGCTACGTTTGTCTTTAAGTTCGACGGCGGAACTGGGCCAACGTTTAGTAAATCCGCCTAATGAAGGGCTAGTTTATGGTTAAGGTAGAACTAAGGCCTCACAAGGGAGTGATGAACTCCCCGCTGGGGCCAATTGAAGTTGAGCACAACCAGTGGGTCATCATGGCTAATGGTCTACAGGTTGGGTATATTGGTAAAGACGCTGGATCGCCACTGAATTTCACTTTGGTGCTTCCAGAGTCGACAGCAAAAGAAATTAAGACGGAAGTGTTTAAGCAACTGGGCTGGATCAGTCCTGTTGTTGAGCCACCATCCGATTACGAAGTTGCTGAGCATCTTGGGCAAGTTGAATCAGAAACAGAGGACGACGAATAATGGCTATTTCAAGAGATCAGCTTCTAGCGAAGCGAGCGCGTAGGTATCGAGAGGTTACGCTTAGTTCCGGTGATGTCGCAAGACTTCAGTCACTAACGGAACTTGAGCGATCCGAATACAACATGAGTTTGCTGGACAAAAAAGGCGATGTCAACAAGAAGGCTTTGACGAAAGCAACTCGCATGCTTTTGGTAAAGATGCTTGTTGATGCCGATGGCAACCGCATGTTTTTTGATCATGAGGATGACCTGCTAGCGGACATTGATTCGCTGGATATGGAAATTCTTGGTGATGCCGCGCGCGAGCACATTGGTTTTACTCGCAAAGAAGAGTCTCTCGAAAAAAAGTCCGATTCTGCAGACGAACCCGAGTAGCGGCCGAAGTCTGTTTGCGGATTGGTGAGCCTGATGTAATAGGATGGATGGCATCTGTAGATTCTCATGTATTGGATTTTTGGGAACGCTACGATGCCATTTTTCCTTTATCAAGTCACGATGAAAGGTGGATACAGCATGGCGTACTGTGTTCAATGATCTCAAACTTTCAAAGTTTGTACGCTGCTTCCAAAGGGGCCAAAATGGAAGCGTTGACGGTAAACAGGTTTATTCCTGAGCGACTGCAAGAGCAAGAGCAGCAAAAAGCTGTGCAGTCTGCAGAAGAAATATCTAAAACGCTTGAAGCGAGGTTTGGCCTTAGATGACCAAGGTAATCACCTACAACAACATTCAGTTGAGCTTTCAGGCAGATACCTCTGGCATTAAAGCAAGCAGATCGGAATTGGCTCAGCTCACTAGAGAGGTCAACAACCAGAGAACGCCTTTAGAGCGATTCATTCGTAAGATTGAGGTCATCAATCAAGCTTCATCAAGACTATCGCCCAAAGATGTGGAGGATCGCATCAGAGCGG